ATGGGAACAGTCGATATCATCCCCGACATCCACGGGCAGATCGCGAAACTACGGGGAGCGCTCGATGCCCTCGGATGGCGGCGGAACGCGGCGGGCTGGATCCATCCCGACCCGGAGCGGACCATCGTCTTTCTGGGCGACTTCATCGACCGTGGGCCGGAGAACCGGGCCGTCATTCACCTGGTGCGCGACCTGTTCGACAGCGGCAAGGCCCGCGCGATCATGGGCAACCACGAGCTCAATGCCCTTCACTTCCACACGGCCCACCCCGAGACCGGCCAGCCCCTCCGCGCTCATTCGGAGAAGAACCTCCGCCAGCACGCAAGCTTCCTGGCGGAGTTCGCCGTCGGTGCCGGCGAGACCCGCGAGGCGCTGGCGTGGATGCGCAGCCTCCCGCTGTTTCTGGAAGCTGAGGGATTCCGCGCCGTGCATGCCTGCTGGGTCGACCCTACGATCGACCGCGTGCGGGCGCTCACCGACGACGGCGTTCTGTCCGAAGAGCAGTTGATCCGCGCGGCTGATCCTGCCGACGAGCTTTTCCACCTTGCCGAGGAAATCACGAAGGGGCCCGAACACCAGCTTCCCGATGGGTTTGCATTCCGCGACAAGGACGGCACCCACCGCGATCACGTCCGACTGCAATGGTGGAATGCAGGGGCCCGGACCTGGCGTGACATCTCTATCTCGGTTCCTGTTCCGGATGATCTGCCCGATGCACCACTACCGGGAACCCTGATGTCGCAGACCTATCCCGTCCACGAACGCCCCGTCTTCTTCGGTCACTACTGGCTCAGCGGCGATCCGGTCCTGCAGGCTCCGAACGCGCTGTGCCTCGACTATTCCGCCGGCAAGGATGGGCCGCTGGTCACATACGAACTGCACCCGGGTGAGACGTTGCTCTCCCCCGACCGGGTTTGGCTTCACGCAATCCCTTACTGACCCTTCGTCTCAGTCGAACACCCGCCCCGGCTGCTCGTCCCACTGAAGGGATGCGACGAAGCACAGATCGTAGATGCTGATCGTCGAAGGCTCGCGTTGGACGACCAGCCGCTCGAGCACCTCGGGCGCCAGCCAAGCGAGGCGCATCAGGCGGCTGACGTAGCGGTCGGACAGGCCCTCGTCGGCTGCGAGGTCGGCGAGCGTGGCGACGTCGCCGCGTTCCAACCGCTGCCGCCAGCCCCATGCCCGGCCGATGGCGCGCAGCAGGTGCGGATCCTGCCCACGACCCATGGCGGCCTCGACATGCTTCGGCGGAAGGATCCGCGGGCGACCGCCGCGACGGCGGAGTTCGAGCGGGATATGGACGCGCAGGGTCTCGGGCTCGGGCATCAGGCGACCTCCTTCTTCGGCGGGGCCATCAGTGCGGCGATGGCGCCGAGGCCGTCGTGGCGCAGGTCAATGGCGAGGCCGGCCTCGCTCACCGTGATCCGCGCGACCAGAAGCTGGACGATACGCGCCTGCTCGGCTGGGATCAGCGCCTTCCAGAGATCGTCGAACTGCGCCAGAGCGGCGACGACGGTGGTCTCGTCGAGATCGGGCCGGTCCTTCCGGACCGCCCGCGCGGTGCGCGCCGCGACCTTGGGCGTGCGCAGCATCCGGCGGATTTCGCCGATGACGGCCTCCTCGACCATGGCACCCGGCAGCCGCTGCGGCCCGCGCAACTCGGCTGCAGGACGTTTCCGGATCACGTCCATCGAGGTGTAGTAGCAGTAACGCTTGCCCTTCCGCTTGGTGTGGTGCGGCGTCATGGCGGCACCGGTCTCGGTGAAAATCAGCCCGCGCAGGAGCGCAGGCTGCGCCGTGCGCGCCACCGCCGCCCGAGCCACACGGTTGTTGGCGATTACCTCGTGCACCTCGTCCCATAGCTTCTGGTCGACGATCGCCTGGTGCTCGCCCGGATAGACCTCGTCCCTGTGCACGGCGAGCCCGAGATAGACCTTGTTATGCAGGAACTTCAGCAGGTAGCCCCGGTCGAACACCGCGCCGCGCTTGGTGCGGATCCCGCGCGCATGCAGTTCCTTCAGCACCTGCGCGGTGGAACTGGAGCGGGCATAGAGGCGGAAGATCGTCCGAACCTGTTCGGCTTCGGCGGGCTCGATCACCAGCTTGCGGTCCTTGACTACATAGCCGAGCGGCACCGGACCCCCCATCCACATGCCCTTCCGGCGGGAGGCTGCGAACTTGTCGCGGATGCGCTCGCCGATCACCTCGCGTTCGAACTGGGCGAAGCTGAGCAGGATGTTCAGCGTCAGGCGGCCCATGGATGTGGTGGTGTTGAAAGACTGCGTGACCGAGACGAAGGTCACGCCGTGGCGGTCGAAGATCTCCACCAGCTTCGAGAAATCCATCAGTGCGCGGCTCAGGCGGTCGATCTTGTAGACCACGACCACGTCGATCAGCCCGGCCTCGATGTCGGCGATCAGTCGCGCCAACGCGGGCCGGTCCAGCGTCCCGCCTGAGAAACCGCCGTCGTCATAACGGTCGCGCAGCGCCACCCAGCCCTCGGCGCGCTGCGAAGCGATGTAGGCCTCGCAGGCCTCGCGCTGCGCGTCGAGGCTGTTGAACTCCATGTCGAGTCCTTCCTCGCTCGACTTCCGGGTGTAGATGGCGCAGCGCAGGCGGCGGACGGGTTCGGGCTTTGCGCGGCTCATGGGCGGGCCTCCGCGCCATGGGCCAGCCCGAAGAACTTCCACCCGTTCCAGTGACTGCCGGTGATCGCGCGCACCGCGGCCGAGAGCGACTTGAAGCGCCGCCCCTGCCATTCAAAGCCATCGGTCAGGACGGTAACGACCTGCTCCTCACCCTCCCATTCGCGCACCAGCTTGGTGCCGGGGATCGGGCGGCGGGGATCAGCGATCAGCGGGCCCGGCGCGCCCGAGGCGACCTCGGCCGCCAGCGCGGCCAGCGTTCGCCGCGTCGCGGGCTTGATCCCGCCATGGGCCAGTTCCTGGATGCGGTAGCCGATCCGCAGCTCCAGGTTCCCCCGGCTGGCGTTCGGCGCGGGCTCGCCGAACATGACCCGCCATTTGCCCTGCAGCTCGGGCACCGTCATGGCCTTCAGGGCGGCCAACTCTACCAGGACGTCGATCCCCTCCGCCTGGCGCGCGAGCGCGACCTTCGCGGTTGATTTCCTTGTATTTTTCCTCATGCGTCGTCTCCAACTCGGTTTTGCACCTGTCTCCGACGACGGCGTCTGAGGGCGAGAATGTCCAGCGAACTGTCTCCGCTGAGCGGAGAATTCTCGTTCGTTGCCCGTGGGTTGGTCCGCGCGATGGCGCTGGCGAGGATGGCGGCCAGTTCCGCCAGCCGCTCATCTGTGGAAAGCTTCTCGGCGGGCGGCGCGAAGGCGATGTCGTCTTGCATGGGGAGCGAACCTCCTGAGGCGGTTTGCTCCGTGTTCGCCGGTCGCGCCGATGGATTTCAAGTTGAAACAAGGGGTTGTCGCAGTGGCTCGAAGGTCTGAGTAGTCAGTAGTGTCCGTTACATCAAGATAACCCAATCCATATTCCCATTGCAGAAGGAGAGGTGTTCGGGAAATTATTGTGTGGCAAATGCTGCAATAATCTCCATTTCATCAATCCAACTCCGCCACACGAAGTCTTGCGTCAAAGGATCCTCCCAGAAAATGAAGTCAGATGGATGCTGCATTCTTGTTGAGTTATACCTGACTTTGGCGCGCTGCATGATTGTAATATTCTCTCCATTCAAGTGTGCGCAAGTATTCCTACACATTTGCAGGTCTTGGATCCGAGTGGATACGCCAAAGGCTGACAACAGAGCAGGCGAATTCGAGCTGCCAAGTCCCGTGATAATTGAATTCAGCTTAGCTGGATCGCCCCATGTTGGCTCAAGATAGGATCCGGAGATCTCTCTTATTGATGTCACACGCTCGCCGCGCGCAACTTTTCGTGCGACGTATGCCACCTCCTTCTCGTTGTTTCCAGAGTATGGAGAAGACGTGATGGCTCCAGAATCTGTCAGGGCGCTTCTGGCAGAAGCAATAACAACGTCACGGCAGAACGTGCACCAGGTCTGCCACAACAGAGATACAAGGCCTTCTTGGAGGGCAAACCGATGAGTGCGAAACTTGGTTGATGGTTCGACTAGATGACGATGGAATGCACCGTCAGCCGTAGAGACTCTCAATAGAAACCTGTTCTTTATCGATTTAAGTGAGGTTGCCATCTACTGCATCCGGAACGTCCAATGCCAACGCTCTCATGATCGCAGCGACCCTCGCTGTTCGCCTTGGCCTTCTGTCAGTTGTGCTTGAGCATCCCCAAACATACCTTGCGTGAGGCCCATCCGTCTCTTTACCCTCGTGCGCCGCGGCCATTTCTAGTAGCGACCTGAGACTCTCGCCAGCATCATGGCAAAAGGTTCCGCTTGGCGTGACATGCCATTCATCTGATATGGGCCTGATCCCGAAACGGTTATGAGCTAGAGCTGTGAAAAGGGAGTGCAAAGCGTAAGGCTTCATCATGTGGCTGCCGCGCAGTTCGCCAAAGTTCTCCGAGATAAAGCGTACCGTCTCTACGATAACACGATGATAGTCGGCCGACTGAACGAAGTTTTGATCGTATCGCTCGTAAAGGCTTTTCAGGTCTGAGGCATTGGTAGAAATGACACCGCGCTCATAGGCCAGAACCCAGTCAGAAATTAGAGCAGCATCACTCATTCTGGTGATTTGTTTGGTTGTAAAAACGTTGAACTCGACAAAGAATTCGTTGAGCTCGTCCGCAAGTTCATTCACGAACCACTTAAAGTCTCCGTGAAAGCTAGAATGCCTCTTTTCCGCGTCATTGAGAGGCATCGTATAAGCATTCATCCGGCGGAACATCTGGAGGATGTCAGCCTTTGTGGCATTGCGGATCACATCCACGGAAGCGCTGTATGAAAGAAACTTTTCCTGTTCCTCTTCATCAAGGTCTTGAAAGCGCTTGCCTTTGTTTGCGCCCTCCGCCTGAAGCGGAAATTCATTATTGTAGAAACCAACGATCGAACTTATTCTCTGCTGACCGTCCACAATCTCTTTCTTCATACCCCTGGCAGGGCGATCCAAATACTCATACATATAGATCTTCGGAAAAGGAAATCCTTGGAGAATGGTATCAATAAAGAAAGCGCGCGCGGATATGGGCCAGAGGCCTGATCCTCGCTGATAGTCCTTATTGACGATAAGTTCCTTCCGCTCGAGCATCTGGATGAGTTCAAGTACGCTGTAGTTATTGTTATTGATCTGCATTGTGCGCTCTTGCTCCCTTGATGGCCCTCTCTTGTGTCGGCGAGCCACATCTAAATCCGCGCCATGATGGCGCCGTGACCTTCATACTACAAGGCATCATGATTTGATTTGCGTCGTGTGTTCCCACACAAGCACCTTACAATCAGTGCCGCGTCGCCCCACGCACCACCCGATCCGTGTCCAGCCGCAACGCCGCCCGCCACAACGGCGTTTTCATGAACACCGCGTCCTCGAACCGATAGCTGGGGTGTCCGCGTTCCTGCTGCAGAAGTCCCGCCCAGCAGAGCGGGCGCAGCACTTGGATGTAGAGCTGGCCCATCACCTCGTCGTACCGCGGGAGAGGTCCCGTCTCGGGCTCGCCGAAGAACACGCGGCGGAGGTGCGCGCCGGTGGCGCCGTCCTCGGTCTCGACGTTCAGCACGTTCAGGAACACGTCCCAGTTGCCGAGGATCGGCGCATCGTCAAAGCGCGACATGCTGGCGTGGTTGATCCGGAACAGGAAGAACGGGACGACCGTGCCGAAGATCCGGCCGGGATGGCCGGCCAGCGCCTCGCCTGCCTTGGTCAGGCGGAACTCGCCCTTGTAGTGCCGGCCGAGCTTCATCGCGATCATCAGGTCGTGCAGCACCATCAGCGGCGCGAAGTCCGGCTCGTTCAGGACCTTGTTTACGGCGAAGAGGTCCGCCTCGGTGTGGCCGGGCCAGTCGAACTCGGCCGCGGCCCAGTGCACGAACACCCGCTTGAACGCCTTGGACGGCGTCAGGGGAATGCCGCCATGCGCGCCGATCCAGGCAAAGGTCTTCTCGACCCCGCGCACCATGGGCGAGAATGCCAGCGCCGGATCGGCATCGTCGATCTCACTGAACGCGATCACCTCAGATCTCCCGCGCGAACCAACGGATGCGGCCGACGATGTGGATCTCGTCGGCCGTTCGCTCGTATTCGGGGTAGTGCTTGTTGTCGGAGATGACGCGCACCGCAGGCGGGTCGCTGTTCGGGATGTGCTCGAGCCGCTTGGCGACCAGCCCCATCCCGTCATCCAGCACAAAGATTCCGGGCGGGTTGGGGGCGCGGCGGGTCATGTCGACCAGCACCGCGTCGCCGCTCAGCAGCGTCGGCGCCATGCTGTCGCCCTCCACATGCATGATGCGCAGTTGAGACGGGCTGGCCTTAAGCTTGTGGCGGATCCAAGACTGGCGGAAGTGATAGACACGGCCGGGCGTGTCGCCATCTTCGGTCACCACCGCGCCGCCGCCCATCGCGGGGCGCGGGGTGGCGTGCGCGATGGCCACGAAGGCATCGTCGGGATTGTCCACGAAGGGGGGCGTTCCCTCGACCTCGCCGATACCGTGGATCAGCCAGTCGCGGTCCACCTTCAGCACGCGGGCGACCTCCGCCAGCCGGTCGATGCCGGGGCGGGCGGAGCGGCCGCGCAGGATGTCGTAGACGAAGGAGCGGTTCACGCCGGCCATCTCGGCGACATGGGCAGGCGTCAGGCCGAGCTGATGGGCGCGGGCCCGCAGGCGGTCGGCCAGGGTATGCTGCTCGGTCATGTTTTCCCCCAGGGGTATGTGGATGAAATAGGATAAAACAGGATTGATGCGGACCCGTCAAGCGATTAGAACAAAACCTAAACAATCGCACATGGGAATCGGGGGTCCGGATGGAGATCGAGAAGTCGTATTTCACCCTGCCGGAGATCCTCGAGCGCTGGTCCATGTCCGAGGCGGACCTCGTCTACCTCGCCGAGAACGACCAGCTGCGGCTGTCGATCCGGGTGTTCAACCTCGCGGTCGAACTCGGCGACTACGAGGAGACACCGGAGGGGGAGCGATTCTCCGTGCCCTTCGAGCGGGGCCTGTTCAACGGGCTTCTGGATCTCCACGCCCATGACGTCTTCCAGCTGTTCCGGCATGGCGAGGTGAAGCTCAGCCGCTTCCGCTCGCACAAGGCCGACTATGCCTGCCTGACCGGGGAGCGAGAGCTGATCACCGTGCGGCAGCGCGATCTTTTCCTCAGGCGGGACGAGCGTGACCGCTTCGAGGCCGAGACGAGATTTGCCGGAGCGGCTGCCGGACCACGACCCGGCGCGTTCCATGCCTCAGCCGACTACCAGGATGTCCGCTGCAACGGTCAGCACTTCCGGCTGGGTGCGATCCAGGCACAGGTCGTGCGCGCGCTGCGCGAGGCTGCCGGGCGCGGCGAGCCTTGGCAGAGCGGGAAGGCGATCCTCGCCGCCGCGGGCTCGCGCAGCCTCAAGATGTCCGATGTATTCAAGTCGAAGAAGAACTGGCGCCTCCTGATCGAGTCGGATGGCCGCGGCGCCTATCGCCTGCTCGGGCTCTGATCTCGCGCCATCCCTCCCATCCGCGCGCCCTCTCGATCCCTGCGGTGGGATGTGCCGGGGGATGAGAGGGGGATGGCGATCCCCCACAAAGCCGTTCTCCCTTGGATTGAAAGGCTCCTGACAATCCCCCTCCACATCCCACTCCGATCCTGACGACATCCCCTCGCGGGATTTCGCATCGTGCTCCCGACAAACGACACCGGGAGACGACGATGCAGCAGAAGACCTGCCTCACACAGAAGGAGCTCGCGCGGCGCTGGACGATCTCGCACCGCACGCTCGAGCGCTGGCGATGGGCTGGGGAAGGCCCCGCCTACATGAAACTCGGCGGCCGGGTGGTCTACCGGCTCGAGGACATCCTGGCCTTCGAGAAGGACCAGCTCACGCATACCGCTGACAGCGCGCGGGGGGCGGCATGATGGAACGCCGTTCCGCCATCCACGGCAGCCGGGTCGTGTCGATCTTTGGCGCCGCCGGTCCCGCGCTCGACGAGGTCGGGCTTTCCGCCTGGATCGCGCAGGCCGCCCCGGGCGAGGCGCTGGTCTACCACCGCGGCTTCCTCGCTGTCGACGCCACCGGGGCCGTCTCGAACCTCACGCCCGAGCGCCAGCGCACCCTGCGCGGTGTCGCCGCCGCTGCGCTGCGCGCCGCCGAGCAGCGGCTCGTCCACCTCGTGCAGGCCCGGCTCGGCCCCGACCACTTCGCCTACATCGCCGTCGCTCGGCCCAAGCCCGGTCCCGCCAGCGCCGCCCTTTCGATGCGCCTCCTCGAGGCCGCCTGACCCTATCCCCCATCACGGAGATCCTCATGCCGTTCCCTGAGAACACCCCCTCTATCGACGAGCTGATCAACCTGCCGGCGGGCGAGATCGCCCAGCTTCCGGTCGAGCTTCTGGCCGCAATGCAGTGCGAGATCGACGCTGCCGCGAAGCAGATGAAGGCCGTCACCGCGCGCTTCTCGACTGCGCTTGAGGTCCGCTACGCCACCCGCGCCGCCGAAGCCCGCCGCGCCTCCGGCAAGGACACCGGCACGGTGCGCCTTGCCGATGGCGATTTCACCGTGGTCGCCGATCTGCCGAAGCGCGTCGAATGGGACCAGTCCCAGCTCGCCGCCATGGTCGAGCGAATCCGCGCCGCGGGCGACGACCCGTCCGAATACGTCGAGATCAGCTTCAAGGTGCCCGAGCGCGCCTATGTCGCCTGGCCCGAGGCGATCCGCCGGGGCTTCGAGCCCGCCCGCACGGTGAAGACCGGCGCGCTGAAGATCGCGATCCTGCCGTCGGAGGACCACGCGTGAGCCTCCCCATCATCACCTCCGATCAGCGACTTGCAGAGACGCGCGGCGTCAAGGGCGTGATCTTCGGCCCCTCCGGGATCGGCAAGACCAGCCTGCTTTGGACGCTGGAAGCCTCGACCACGCTGTTCTTTGACCTCGAGGCGGGCGACCTCGCCATCGAGGGAATGCTCATCGACGTGGTCCGGCCGCGGACCTGGAAGGAGTGTCGGGACTTCGCGGTCTTCATCGGCGGCCCGAACCCGGCGCTCCGACCCGAACAGCCCTACAGTCAGGCGCACTTCGACGAGGTGTGCGGCCGGTTCGGCGATCCGCGCGTCCTCGCCAAATACGACACCGTCTTCATCGACTCGATCACTGTGGCCGGGCGGCTCTGCTTCCAGTGGTGCCGCGGTCAGCCGGAGGCGCATTCGGAGAAGACCGGCAAGCCGGACATGCGCGGCGCCTACGGGCTGCACGGGCGCGAGATGATCGGCTGGCTGACCCACCTCCAGCACACGCGCGGCAAGAATGTCTGGTTCGTCGGGATCCTCGACGAGAAGCTCGACGACTTCAATCGCAAGGTCTTCGTCCCGCAGATCGACGGCTCGAAGACCGGGCTCGAGCTGCCCGGCATCGTCGATCAGGTCATCACCATGGCCAGCCTGCAGGACGAGCAGAACCGGCCTCAGCGGGCTTTCGTCTGCCAGACGCTGAACCCGTGGGGCTACCCGGCCAAGGACCGCTCCGGCCGCCTCGACCTGGTCGAAGAGCCCCATCTCGGCCGGCTGATGGAGAAGATCCGCGGCCCGCTGATACCTGCGGAACGGCGGCTGACCTATTCGCCGCCACAGCTGCCCCCGCCGCCCGGTCCGACGGCGACCGACTCCCATTCCCATCCCACCAACTGAAAGGACCCCGAGCCATGTCCGGTCTCTGGAACGACTTCAACGATGCGCAGTCCAACACGAACCTCATCCCCAAGGGCACGCTCGCCAAGGTGCGGCTGACGATCCGCCCCGGCGGTTTCGACGACCCGTCGCAGGGCTGGACCGGGGGCTATGCCACCCGCGGCTCGACCGGGGCTGTCTACCTCAATGGCGAGTTCACGGTCACCGAGGGCCAGTACGCCCGGCGCAAGATCTTCACGCTGATCGGGCTCTACAGCCCCAAGGGCCCGGACTGGGCCAACATGGGCCGCAGCCTCGTGCGCGGCATGTTGAACTCGGCGCGCGGGATTTCGGACAAGGACCAGTCCCCGCAGGCGCAGGCGGCGCGGAGGATCGGCGGTTTTGCCGATCTCGACGGGATCGAGTTCGTCGCCCGGATCGACGTCGGCAGCGACGCCATGGGCGAGGAGAAGAACGAGATCCGCGCTGCGGTCACGCCCGACCACCGCGACTATGCGCAGGTGATGGGGCTGGCGGCGCAGCACGGCTACCAGCCGCCCGCTCAGCCCGTACCGCAGCCGGCGCCGGTCCAGCAGCCCGCAGCGTCACCGATGCCGGGTCGCCCCGCCTGGGCGCAGTAAGGGCGCGCTATGCTCCTCCGTCCCCGCCAGAAACTCTTCGTGGAGCGCAGCCTCGCTGCGCTCTCGACCCGCGACAACACGCTGGGCGTGGCGCCCACCGGCGCGGGCAAGACGATCATGCTTTCGGCCGTCACCGGCAGGATGACCGGTGACGGCGCCAAGGCTTGCGTGCTCGCCCATCGCGACGAGCTGACCAGCCAGAACCGGGCGAAGTTCGCCCGGGTCAATCCCGACACGGAGACATCCGTCGTCGATGCCACGACCAAGTCCTGGAACGGACAGGTCACCTTCGCAATGGCGCCGACGCTGTCGCGGGCGTCCAATCTCGCCGCGATGCCGAAGCTCGACCTGCTGGTGATCGACGAGGCGCATCACGCGGTGGCCGAGAGTTATCGCCGCATCATCGACCGGGTGCGGGATGCCAATCCGGAGGCACGAGTCTTCGGCGTCACGGCGACGCCGAACCGGGGCGACAGGAAGGGCCTGCGCGAGGTCTTTGACAACGTCGCCGACCAGGTCCGGCTGGGCGAGCTGATCGCGTCCGGACACCTCGTGCCGCCGCGGACCTTCGTGATTGATGTCGGCGTGCAGGACCAGCTGCGCGCCGTCCGCAAGACCGCGGACGATTATGACATGGGCGCTGTTGCGGCGATCATGAACCGCGCGCCCATTACCGAGGACGTGGTCCGGCACTGGGAGGAGAAGGCCGGGAACCGTCAGACCGTCGTGTTCTGCTCGACGGTCGCGCACGCCATGAACGTGGCGACCGCCTTCAACGAGGCTGGAAACCCGGCCGCCGTCGTCCTTGGCGACATGGGCTCCACTGAGCGGAAGATGGTGCTCGAAGCCTATGCGTCCGGGGAAGTACAGGTCATCGTCAATGTCGCGGTTCTGACCGAAGGTTGGGACCACCCGCCGACCTCATGCGTCGTCCTGCTGCGCCCCAGCTCCTACAAGTCCACGATGATCCAGATGGTCGGGCGCGGCCTGCGCACCGTCGATCCGGCCGAACATCCCGGCGTGGTGAAGACCGACTGCATCGTTCTGGATTTCGGGACCTCAAGCCTGACGCACGGAACGCTGGAGCAGGACGTCGATCTAGACGGTCGCGATTCTACACCGGGCGAAGCCCCGACGAAGACCTGTCCGGACTGCGAGGCGGAGATCCCGCTCGCGTCCCGGCAGTGCCCGATCTGCGGCCACGAATTCCAAGGCGGATCCGTGACGACGCCGCTCGAGAACGTCGTCATGTCCGAGATCGACCTTCTGAAGCGGTCGAGTTTCGTATGGGAGGATCTGTTCGGCGACGATGCCGCGCTGATGGCCAGCGGCTTCAGCGCCTGGGGCGGCGTGTTCCTCCTCGAAGGCCGCTGGCATGCCGTGGGCGGCGCCAAAGGGCAGCCGACCTGCCTTCTCGGCGTGGGGGATCGGACGGTCTGCCTCGCGCAGGCCGACGATTGGCTGAACACCCACGAGAGCGACGAGAGCGCCTTCAAGTCGAAGCGCTGGCTGACGCAGACGCCGACCGAGAAGCAGCTGCAATACCTCTCGCCCGAACAGCAGCAGGATTACGGGCTCACCCGCTACCGCGCCTCGGCGCTGATCACCTTCCAGTTCAACCGGCGTGACATTCGCCGGCTTGTCATGTCGGCCGCGCCCGAGCGGAGGGCGGCGTGAACCATGTCGCGGAAATCCCATCCCCGCCCGCAGCGGCTGCGGATCGACCGTGCCGTGATCGCCTCTGGCATCCGCGCCCGGCGCTCTGCGCCGTCTGCACCGCGCGCACCCGCGGCTTCGGCTGGTTCGATCCCCATCGGCCGCGGCCTCACCGAACCCACCGCTGGTTCTGCTCCATGGGCTGCCAGTCGGCCTTCACCCGCAAAGCGAAGAAAGGATTGAGCATGGTCGATTTCACCGAAGAGGAAACTCAGGCGCTGCCCGCCGTCATGCACGCGCTCGCCCCCGAGATGGAGCGGATCGGCTGGGACCGGCCGCTGGGACAGCTGACGCAGAGCGACATGCATCGGCTGATCGTCACCGCCATCGAAGCCTTCCGCGCCGAGATGGCCGAGATCGCCAGCCAGTCGGAGATCCCGTTCTGATGCTAGACTACAACAAACGCCCCGGCATCGCCGACCGGATCAATGCGGCCGTGGACGCCGCGCTCGAGGCTGAACGTGCTGCCACGCCGCCGCGCGACTATCTCGGGGCGTCCCGGCTCGGCCATGCCTGCGAGCGCGCGCTGCAGTTCGAGTTCGCGGGTGCGCCGAAGGACGAGGGCCAGGACTTCTCCGGCCGCTCGCTCCGGATCTTCGCGATCGGTCATCAGCTCGAGGATCTTGCCATCCGCTGGCTGCGGGCGACCGGGATCGATCTGGTGACCCAGAAGCGCGACGGTGGCCAATTCGGCTTCTCCGCCGCGGGCGGACGCATCCGCGGCCATGTCGACGGGATCGTCGCCGAGGCCCCAGCGGCGCTTGGACTGCGCACCCCCGCGCTCTGGGAGTGCAAGACGATGAACGCGAAGAACTGGCGCGAGACCGTGGCCAAGGGCGTGACCGTCGCGAAGCCGGTCTATGCCGCCCAGATCGCGCTCTACCAAGCCTACATGGAAGCGACGGTGCCGGGCATCAGCGCGAACCCCGCACTCTTCACCGCGATTAACAAAGACACGGCCGAGCTACACCACGAGCTCGTGCCCTTCGATGCCGACCTCGCGCAGCGCATGTCGGACCGCGGCGTGCGGATCCTGCGGGCGACCGATGCCGGCGAGCTGCTCCCGCGCATCGCGGCCAATCGCGACTTCTTCGAATGCCGGTTCTGCCCGTGGGCCGAGCGCTGCTGGGGTCTGTCGGCATGAGCGACGACAACATCATCCACTTCAACCCCTGGCGCGATTTCAACGACGCGGCGCCCTTGGACGATCCCTTCGACGTCGAACCGGATGCAGGCCAGATCGCTCGCTTCGTCGACGTGGTCTTCGGCTATTGCGAGGGCCTGATCCCGGTCCGGGGCTTCGTCGACAAGGGTCAGGGCAAGGACGGCCGGCCGCACAACATCTGGATCGACGCGGACGCCACCGCGCCCGAGAAGCTCGCCACCTTCGCGGGCTGGGCCGCGCGCGAGGGCGCGGCAGTTTATGTCATCCCCGGCACGGTCGCGGAAACGGGTCAGGCCCGCGCCGCGGACGTCCTGCAGATGCAGAGCCTCGTGGTCGATCTCGACTCGGGCGACATCCCGGCCAAGCTCGATCACCTCGTCCACCACCTCGGGCGACCGACCCTGATCGTCGAGAGCGGCGGGCGCACGCCCGAGGGCGCGACCAAGCTGCATGTCTGGTGGAAGCTGACCGAGCCCGCGGAGAGCGCCGATCTCGGACGGCTCTGCCAGCTCCGCGGCGAGATCGCGCTGAAGGTCGGCGGCGACACGCATTTCCGCTCGGCCCACCAGCCGATCCGCGTGCCTGGCACGGTCTATCACAAGGGCGGGCTCACCCGGCTCGTGCAGATCCGCGAGGCGACCGAGCTCGAGGTCGATCTCGCCGAGATGGCCGAGCGTGTCGCCGACATGCCGCCCATGCCCGGCGTCGGCATGACCACGGCCGAGCCGCGCGAGAAACCCGCCATCGACGATGTGCTCATGACCCCGGTGCACGAGGGCGGCGCGGACGACTGGTCCCGCTTCGAGGGCGCCTCGGCCGCCATCGGCTATTTCCTGCGGCTGGTCCACGAAGGCCGGATGTCGATGGACGAGGGCTGGACGGCGATCTGCGGCTACAACGCCGCGATGCTGCGCCCCTCCTGGCCGCTCGATCGGCTGAAGCGCGAGACGAACCGCCTGTGGGAGCTGCACATCAAGCGGCACGGGCCGCCGCTGATCCGCCTCGACAGTGCCGCGTCCGCGCAAACTGACCTGCCCACCTTCACGCTGGGCGCGCTGCTCGACGACACCAGCCCGATGCCAGATGACATCATCGGCCCGCGCGTGCTGACGCCGGGCGGGCTTCTGGTGCTGGGCGGCGCGCCCAAGGTGGGCAAGAGCGACCTGCTGATCGCGTTGCTCGTGCACATGGCGGCGGGCGTGCCATTCCTTGGGTTCACCCCGCCACGGCCTTTGCGGATTTTCTACCTGCAGGCCGAGATCCAGTACCACTACCTGCGCGAGCGCATGCAGCAGATCGGCCTGCCGCCCGAGCTGATCGCCGCCGCGCGCGACAACCTGATCGTCACGCCGAAGCTGCGCATGCTGCTCGATGCCGAGGGCAGCGCCCGCGTGGCCGAGGCGATCAAGGCCGCATTCCCCGGCGAACCGCTCGACATCCTCTGCATCGACCCGATCCGGAACCTCTTCGACGGCGGGCCAGATGGTGGCGGCGAAAACGACAACGCCGCGATGATGTTCTTCCTGAAGGACCGGGTCGAGGTGCTGCGCGACCACGTCAATCCCGACTGCGGCGTCATCCTGGTCCACCACACCAAGAAGCTCTCGAAGCACCAGGTGAAGGAGGATCCGTTCCTCGCGCTCTCCGGCGCCAGCGCGCTCAGGGGCTTCTACACCACCGGCCTGATCCTGCACCGGCCGGAGGAGGATTCGACCCAGCGCCGCCTCGAGATCGAGCTGCGCAATGGCCCCGCGCTGCCCGCCAAGCTCGTGGACAAGGTCAACGGCAAATGGGCCGAACTGAACCCCATGAACGAGCGTCTCGTGCGCCCAGAGGTCGGCGCGAAGCATGACGCCGAGCGCGATCGCAAACGAGACGTGATCCTCTCGATCCTGCTCGAGGAGGCGGCCGAGGGGCGTCTCTACACCATCAACCAGTTCGCTGAGGCCTTTGAGAACAAGGGCGGTCTGGGCGGCAAGGACACGATCCGCGACCGGATCGCCGTACAGGCCACCAAGGGCGCCATCAAGTTCATCCGCGACGGCGCGCCCTACGGCCTTGGGCCTTCGCGGTCGCGCTTCGGATACCTCTGCGTCGAGGGGATGGTCATGCCCGCGGACGGCGAGGCTGTCGATCCGGCGACCGGCGAGGTCACCCCCGCCAGCATCGCAGTGCTGCCCACCCACTACAAATCGCCGCAGACCGGGGCGCTCCTCGAGGTCGAGAACCCGCATGTCTGGGTCTATCCGGAGGGGGAACGGCCATGATCGCCCCCGTAGATCGCTCCCCGCAGAATTGCGCAGGGGCCAGTTTGAACCAGATGCGGGCTTTTCCGAAACTGCCTCGCCATCGTTTCGCGGACCCCCGCAAACGTCCGATGTGGCCAGTTTCGGCCCGCTTCCGAAACTGCCCCTTCAGGATTGCGCTCGGACCGCAACGGCTACGCTGCACCCAGTTTCGGCAGGGCCAGGTACAAAAGCACTCCCAAAACTGGATTTCCCATTTCTTGTCAGTGTGTTGCTGCGGTTTTCCAGTTTCGGGGGTGAAACCACCCCCTACGGGGGTGGGGAGAACGCCGCAGGCGGGTTCTCCCACGCCCACCCCCAGGGGTTTCGCACGCGAGGCCTGCCCACGCGCCAACCTTCCGATCCGACGACGGCGGCCCCGTACCGCCAAGCACCAGACCGCCGTCGTCTTCCACCCGAGCAGCCAACCAGAAGAGGAGACCACCCATGGCTGACCTGACTCTCGCCACACACCGCCGCGAGGCAATCCCCGATCTGCCGCATGCCGTCCGGGCCAACCGCGCAATGCTGGCGCTGGATCTCGGCACCGCCACGGGCTGGGCGCTGCACGGCATCGACGGGCTGATCACCTCCGGCACAGTGTCCTTCCGCCCTGGCCGGTTTGACGGCGGTGGCATGCGGTATCTCCGCTTCACCAACTGGCTGACCGAGATCGACCGTCTGTCCGGACCCGTCGCCGCCATCTGGTTCGAGGAGGTCCGCCGCCACGCGGCCACCGACGCGGCCCATGTCTATGGCGGCCTGATGGCCACGCTGACCGCATGGGCCGAACTGCGCGGCATTCCCTACGAGGGCGTCCCGGTCGGCACGATCAAGCGGCACGCCACGGGCAAGGGCAACGCTCCCAAGGAGGCGATGATCGCCGCGGCCCGGGCGCGCGGCTTCAGCCCCGCCGACGACAACGAGGCCGACGCCATCGCGATCCTACTCTGGGCGCTGGAGACCAAGGGGGGCCTGCAATGAGGCGGTTTCCCCGTGGCTATGGCGGCGAGCGCCGCAACTCCGAACAGGTCAAGCGCGACGGCTGGAAGGAGCAACGCGTGTTCGCAGTTTCCCTTGACGACCAGAGACTTACTTGGCCTGAGCGGGAGCTGGTGCGGCAACTCGGCGAACGTCTCTACGGCGCGCGCCCAACACAACGAGAGGTGAGGAAATGACCCATTGGACACCAGCCGACGTGGAGGCACGGCTCTCCGAGGCGGGGATGATCCTGCGCCGCCTGCCCGAACCCCGACGCAACGGATACTTCAGCACATGGCCCGAGATCGTCCACGGGTTCGCGGACAAGGTTGGCCAGGAGCCGAAGCCCATGCGCGTCTCGCCTTCGCCGCGGGACATCGCGCGGATGGAGGAGACGCTGACCTGGACGAACTGCCTCGAGCCCATCGACGGCAAGATCGTCTGGATGAAGGCGCATGACGAGCGCTGGAAGAACATCTGCTGGCACGTCGGTCTCTGCCACGCCGCTGCGCACCAGCACTGGCGCTACGGGCTGTCGCTGATCGCGCTCAACCTCAACAGGCAGCCCTTCAACCGAAAACTGCCGATCCTCGAGATCATCAAGCTGGCGCGCAGCCTGTAGGAAAGTCTCGTGTAGAGGGTTTTCGCGCAGACAAAAACGCCTCTCCCGGGCTAGAAAGTGGATATACTCGGGAGAGGCGCGCGCGGCGCTTCCCCGAACGAAACCATCCTTTTGTTGGCGAGGGCCTTTGGAAAAGGAAAGGCGCTGATCCTCTCCTTCCGGGCCGCTGTCCGCCCCCGCCACCCCCCCTCAGACGACTTCGCGGTTCCTTCTGCGCGACATTCGTATGCTGGCGGGCGAAGCGCGGCGCATCGCCAGCGACAGGGCCGGATTTTTGGGAAGCCATCCGGAAACCGGATCCACCTGACCCCGCGCAAACTCAAATGAACGCTCGCCCTTGGGCTAGACATCCCGGACGCCGCTGGACCCAGCATGGAGTCCAGCGCGGCATCCAGTGTCCGGAATCCGGCCAGCATCCACCATCACATCGGAAACCACCCGACCATGACGCTGAGCTTCGCCCCCGAGCGGATCGAGATGTGGCCGCTGGCCAAGCTCCAGCCCTACGCGAAGAACGCGAAGGCGCATGGCGCGGACCAGGTCGCGAAGATCGCCGCCAGCATGGCCGAGTTCGGCTGGACCGTGCCCTGCCTCGTCGGCGAGGACGGCGAGCTGATCTCCGGGCACGGGCGCGTGCTGGCCGCGACGCAGCTCGGGCTGACCGAGGCGCCGGTCATCGTGCTCGGGCATCTGACCGAGGCGCAGCGGCGGGCCTACCGGATCGCGGACAACAAGCTGACCGAACTCGGCACCTGGGACGAGGCGCTGCTGTCGGCGGAACTGAACGACTTGCTGGCCGAGGAATTCGATCTGTCGCTGGTTGGCTTCTCCGACGCCGAGTTGGACAAGCTGCTGGCTTTCGTGCCGGAGGGGGACGGTGAAGAAGGTGGCGCCGGGGGCTCCGTGCCGCCGGTGACCATCCCCGAGCCGCCGCGCAATCCGGCCTCGCGCACCGGCGATCTGTGGATCCTCGGCGACCACCGGCTGCTCTGCGGTGACAGCACCAGCGCTGCCGATGTGCGCCGCCTGATGAACGGCGAGCGCGCGGTCCTGTTCGCGACCGACCCGCCCTATCTGGTGGACTACGACGGCTCGAACCATCCGACGCGCAACAAGGACTGGTCGGCGTCCTACGGCACGACCTGGGACGACAGTTCGCAGGGGGCCGAACTCTACGACGGCTTCATCGCTGCGGCCGTCGCCGAGGCGATCACCGAGGACGCCGCCTGGTATTGCTGGCACGCCTCGCGCCGCCAGGCGATGCTGGAAGCCTGCTGGGAGAAGGCCGGAGCCTTCGTCCATCAGCAGATCATCTGGGTGAAGGACCGGGGCGTTCTCACCCGGTCACACTACCTCTGGAAGCACGAGCCCTGCTTCATGGGCTGGCGCCGCCCCAACCGTCCGCCGAAGGTGGCCGAGGAAACCCTGCCATCGACATGGGCGCTGCCCGGCTTTGCCAAGGACGAGCGCCCGGACCACCCGACGCCGAAGCCGCTGGACGCCTTCGGCATCCCGATGCGCCAGCATGTGGCGCGCGGCGGGCTTTGCTACGAGCCGTTCTCGGGCTCCGGCTCGCAGATCATGGCGGGCGAAGCCAATGACCGGCGCGTCTTCGCGATGGAGATCAGCCCCGCCTATGTCGATGTCGCCGTGGAGCGCTGGCAGGCCGAGACCGGCCGCGACGCGATCCTCGACGGCGACGGGCGGACCTTCGCTCAGGTGAGGACCGAGCGGCTGGGCGACAGCGTCGAACCCAAGGCAGATACGCCGGACACTGACACCGCTCCCGAACCCGCGCAAAAGCGCAAGTCCGCCGCATGAAGCAGTCGCGCCTCATGTCGCTGGCCGAGTCCGTAGCCAACGTGATCGTCGGCTACGGCGTCGCGGTCGTCACGCAGATCTTGATCTTCCCGGTCTTCGGGCTGGACACGACGCTGGCGCAGAACCTGATGATGGGCGCAGTGTTCACGGTGGTGAGTATCGCCCGTTCCTTTGCCCTGCGGCGGGTGTTTGAGGCGATCAGAGTTAGCGAAACACGGTAGGACAGCACTGAGCGAGGCAGCATTTTAGTGATGGTTGAAGCGCATCTACTCAAGCAATATAACGCCGATCAAGGTTTGTCAGCGTTTCCAACGTGCTTTGATCAAGTGGCTATCAAGCCAATCAGCAAGCTTCTCCGTTTCCTCGATCGCTGCATAAAGCTGATCCCGCGACACGTGTACTGCTGGGCTCAAGAACGAGAGATTTGCGAGATCGGCATCACTAAACATCGACCGGTCTTGTTCACTCATGAAAAACAGAGAAGTATGCTTTTCTCTATCTGCCTTGGAGTGGTTGACTCGCATTGATGTTATCTCTTCTGGATGCTGATCTCTGTTCCGCGCTAGCGTGATCTGCTCAACCAAACCGAGATTTGCTGGGCAATCTCGGCGTGAAATTCGAAGCACTTGCTCATAGCAACTTATATAGCCTTCAACAAAGCCTTTCTGGAATGCCTTCTTCCGCTCGCCATTTTCCCACTTCACGCCGATTTGTTTCTCCCAGGTTCTGAAAAATAGTAGCAGTGAGGGTGAAAGCATAGACAAGCAGGTACGACCCAGTACCTCAAGGCCTTCCGATGCCTCAAGCCACTCGACTAGATACGCTGGCTCGCCATCTTCGCTGTAAGGAGGGTTATCAAATGGCGGCAGCCCGTCCTCAATGGCCTTCATGATCCCATCAAAAGGACCAGCGGCCGTATCGTAGAACTGCCTGATGAAGCGGGTGCGCTCCCTGAAAAAATGCAGTACGTCCATGCGTCGGCCAATTCCATAGAGAGGCCGCTGTATCAACGAAGTGCGGCGCATCGCGTCGGTTCTAGCTAGTGCCGTAGGTTGCCCTTACATCAGAATCTGCACAAGAGCAGATAGCCACAGCTAAATGAGCGACATCTCTCGGAAAGTACTGCCGCCGCCCCTGTGGGACGGCGGCCATCAACATGTCGGGGTCCGGTGCCTCAGGCGGAAGGAAGTTTGTACACGCGCCCCCGGTTCTCGACCTTCTCCGAGGTTACCTCGAGACCGAGTTTCTTCTTCAGCGCCCCGGCCATCGCGCCGCGCACCGTGTGCGACTGCCAGCCCGTCGCGGCCATGATCTCCTCGATGGTCGCGCCGTCCGGCGCGCGCAGCATGGCGATCAGCGTGGCCTGCTTGGTGCCCTCGCGCGTCGTCCGCGTCTTGGGCGCCGCCTTCAGTTCGGCGGGGTTGTCCGGCGCGGGCTCTGTGGTCGGCGCGTCCGTTGCGCCCACAGGCGCGAGGTTCGCGTCCTCGGGCTCGATCCCGATGGCGGCGAGGCCTGCGTCGGTGGCGATCAGTGTGACGCCGTGGCCGTCGCCGGTCTCGCGCCAGACGAGCTCGCCCTTACGCATGTCGGCGTCGACCTCCTGCAGGAAGCCCTTGGCGAGCATCGCGCCGACCACCTTGGCGGCGGCCCCACCGCGCAGGCTCTCGGGCAGCGGCAGGGCGATGTGCTCGGGCCGCTGGGCGGCGGCGCTCAGGATCAGGGCTTGGGTGTCGGAAAGCTTGGTCATCGTCGTCTCCCGTATCGGGGCGCGCGGAATGCGGGCCCTTCTACGAGGTCGAGCCCGCCAGTCGGCGGGCGGGACCGGGAGCGGGTCGTCTCACTCGGCGTGTTCGCCTTCGTGGAATGCCATGTCGGTGATCTCGCGCAGCTTGGCGCGGTAGTGGTTGAGGGTACCGACATGGCCCCAGTTGATCTCGTCGGGGCTGGTCTCGAAATGGTCGTCGCTGAGCGCCTGCAGGCGGGCGAGCATCGCGTCGATCTCCGTCTTCGCGGCGATGAAGGCGTCGAGGGCTTTCGTGTTGTCGGTCGCGCGGCGGGTCATCGGGGTGGCTCCTTGGTGAGTTGCATCGTCCTTCTGAACGGACGTTCGCTCCGGTCGCGACGCTTATCAACTCGATAAGCACATGATCTTGAATGATAATCGGAGCCGCCGATGCAGGGCATGAGCGAGCGCCAGTACGCCGTGCATGTCGGGCTGTCGCGCGGTGCGATCCAGAAGGCGAAGGCCGGCGAGCGCCTGGTTCTCTATCCGGACGGCAGCATCAACGCGGCCGCCAGCGACGCCAGACGGGCCGAGACGACGGACCCGTCGAAGACGAGGAAGGCACCAGCCCCGAAGCTGAAGCCTGTCCCCGAGGCGGCGGTGGCCGCTGTCGGCGACACGCTGCGCGAACAGGGGCTGGCAGTCCCCGCCGTCGGCGGCGGGACGACCTTCCTGCAGGCCAAGACCGCGAACGAGGTGCTGAAGGCGCAGGAGCGGCGCATCCGGCTCCAGAAGCTGAAGGGGGAGTTGATCGAGCGGGCCCGCGCGCTGGCGCTGGTGTTCCGCCTGGCGCGGGAGGAACGGGACGCGTGGGTGAACTGGCCTGCGCGCGCGGCGGCGCTGATGGCGGCCGAGCTCTCGGCCTCGTGCAGCGACGCGACGGGCCAGCAGATCACCGTGGAGCCAGCCGCGATGCAGAAGGTGCTGGAGAAACATGTACGCGTCCACCTCGACGAACTCGCCGAGGTCCGGCCCGACTTCCGATGAGCGTGGCGATGATCTTGGCGGCCTGACGGATTTCGACGGCGCGGGCGAGATCCTGCGCGCCTGGGGCAGCGCGCTGCGGCCCGATCCGGACCTGACCGTCTCGGAATGGGCGGACCGGCACCGGATGCTGTCGGGCCGCGCCTCGGCCGAGCCCGGACGATATCGCACGGTACGCACGCCCTACATGCGCGAGATCATGGACCGGCTGTCGCCGGGCGATCCCACGCAGCGGATCGTGTTCATGAAGGCGGCACAGGTCGGCGCGACCGAGGCAGGTAACAACTGGATCGGGTTCGCCATCCACCAGGCGCCGGGTCCGATGCTGGCGGTCCAGCCCACGGTGGAACTGGCCAAGCGCAACTCGCGGCAGCGGATCGACCCGCTGATCGACGAAAGCCCGGAGCTGCGGGAGCGAGTCAAACCGGCCCGGTCCCGCGATGCGGGCAACACGATGCTGTCCAAGGAGTTCGCGGGCGGCATCCTGATCATGACCGGGGCGAACTCGGCGGTCGGGCTCCGGTCCACCCCGGCGCGCTACATCTTCCTCGACGAGGTCGACGCCTATCCCGCGTCCGCTGACGAGGAAGGCGATCCGGTCACGCTGGCCGAGGCGCGGTCGCTGACCTTCGCCCACCGGCGCAAGGTCTTCCTGGTCTCGACGCCGACCATCCGGGGGCTGAGCCGGATCGAGCGGGAGTTCGAGGCCAGCGACCAGCGGCGGTTCTTTGTGCCGTGCCCGCATTGCGGCGCGATGCAGTGGCTGAAGTTCGAGCGGCTGCACTGGCAGAAGGGCCGCCCGGAGACGGCGGAATATCACTGCGAGGGCTGCGACGCGGCAATCGCGGAACATCACAAGACGGCGATGCTGGAGGGCGGCGAATGGCGCGCGACCGCCACGGCCGCCGATCCGACCACGGTCGGGTATCACCTCTCGGCGCTCTATTCGCCGATCGGCTGGCTGAGCTGGGAGCGGATCGTGCGGGCATGGGACGCAGCGCAGGGGTCGGACGAGGCGATCAAGGCGTTCCGCAACACGATCCTCGGAGAGACATGGGTCGAGACCGGGGAAGCGCCGGACTGGCAGCGGCTGGCGGACCGGCGCGAGACATGGGCCCCGGGCACGGTGCCGGCTGCTGGGCTGTTCCTGACCGCTGGGGCCGACGTGCAGAAGGACCGGATCGAGGTCGATGTATGGGCCTGGGGCCGAGGCCTGGAAAGCTGGCTCGTCGATCATCTCGTGCTCGAGGGCGGTCCCGGCGATCCGGCCTGCTGGCAGCAGCTGACGGATCTACTAGGTCGGACATGGGCGCATGCCTCGAGTCAGCGGATGACGCTGGCACGGCTCGCGATAGACACGGGCTACGAGACCAGCGCGGTCTATGCCTGGTCGCGCCAGGTGGGTTTCGCGCAGGTTGCGCCAGTGAAGGGCGTCGAGGGGTTCACCCGGACGAGCCCGGTGACCGGGCCGACCTATGTCGATGCCACCATCGCCGGCAAGCGGCTGCGGCGCGGCGCGCGGCTCTGGACCGTGGCGACCTCGACCTTCAAGGCCGAGACCTATCGCTTCCTGCGGCAGGACCGGCCGACGAGGGAAGAACAGGCGGCGGGCGCGCTTTGCCCGCCCGGCACGATCCATCTGCCGGACTGGGCGGACGGCGAATGGCTGAAACAGCTGACCGCCGAGCAGCTGGTGACCGTGCGGACGAAACGCGGCTTCGCGCGGCTCGAATGGCAGAAGCTGCGCGAGCGCAACGAAGCTCTGGACTGCCGGGTCTATGCCCGCGCGGCGGCGTGGATCGCGGGCGCGGATCGCTGGCCCGACGAGAAATGGCGCGACCTCGAGGATCAGCTCGGGGCCGCCCCCACCGACACCGATCCCGCCGGGCAGATCAATCGGCCGGGACAGGCCCCGCAGGGCAAGCGCCGCTCCGACTGGCTCGGACGGCGCGGAGGATGGTTCTGAACATGACGGACTGGACGGAAACCGAGCTCTCGGCGCTGCGCCGGGCCTATGCCAGCGGCACCACCCGCGTCAGCTATGACGGCAAGTCAGTGGACTATGGCTCGGCCGAGGATCTGCTGGCGCGCATCCGGACCATCGAGCGCGCCATCGCTGGGATCACGCGACCGTTGCCGGTGGCCGGGCTCGCGAGCTTCAGCCGCGGGGATCGCTGATGTCGGCGACCTGGTTCGACCACGCCATCGCGACGGTGGCGCCGCGCGTGGCCGCACGTCGTGTGATGGCGCGGCAGGCCTTCGAGACCCTGACGCGCGGCTATGACGGCGCGGCACGCGGGCGGCGCACAGAGGGCTGGCGGGCGCCGGGATCCTCGGCCGACACCGAGATCGGCGTGGCCGGGGCGCTCCTGCGCGACCGAATGCGGGATCTCGTCCGGAACAACCCGCATGCGGCCAAGGCCGTCGCGGTGCTGGTGAACAACATCATCGGCGCGGGCATCATGCCGCGCGCCGCCAGCGGCGACGACAAGCTCGACCGCAAGGTGGACGCACTCTTCGAGCGATGGACGGCGGAGTGCGACGCCGACGGCCAGCTGGACTTCTACGGCCTGCAGACACTGATCTGCCGCGAGATGGTCGAGGCGGGCGAGGTGCTGGTGCGCCGCCGCCTGCGGCGGGCGAGCGACGGCCTCGCCGTGCCGCTGCAGCTGCAGGTGCTGGAGGCCGACTTCCTCGACGCTACGAAGTCCGGAGCCCTCGGCGCGGGTCGCCTCGTCCAGGGGATCGAGTTCGACCCGGTCGGCAAGCGCCGGGCCTACTGGCTCCATGCCGAACATCCGGGCGATGCCTATGGTGCCTTGCAGAACGGGTTGCAGAGCCGCCCGGTCCCCGCGACCGAGATCGCCCATGTCTACGAGAAGCAGCGCACGCAGGCGCGCGGCGTTCCCTGGGGCGCACCGGTGATCCGGTCCTTGCGCGATCTCGACGATTACGAGGTGGCGGAACTGGTCCGGAAGAAGACTGAGGCCTGCGTCACCGCCATCGTCTTCGGCGACGACGAGGCGCAGCAGGGTATCGCGCCATCCGTGATCGATGCCGACGGCAACCGGGTCGAACAGTTCGAGCCGGGCCTGATTGCCTATGCGCGCGGCGGCAAGGACATCCGGTTCAACCAGCCTTCGGCCACAGGCGGCTACGGCGAATACAAGCGGGCGAGCCTGCACACGATCTCGGCCGGGTTCCGGGTGCCCTATGAGTTGCTGACCGGCGATCTGAGCCAGGTCAACTATTCCTCGATCCGGGCGGGGCTCGTCGAATTCCGCCGCCAGATCGACGCCGTACAGTGGCAGCTGTTCGTCCCGATGTTCTGTGCGCCGGTCTGGCGGTGGTTCACGGAAGCCGCATGGGCGGCGGGACAGATCCCGTCGCCGACCGTGCCGGTCGAATGGTCGCCGCCGAAGTTCGAGGCGGTCGATCCGCAGAAGGATGCGATGGCGAACCTGCTGTCGATCCGCTCCGGCACCATGACGCTGGCGGAGGTTATCGCGCGGCAGGGCCGGAACCCCGACGCAGTGCTGGAGGAGATCGCCGCGACCAACGCCAAGCTCGACGCGCTCGGGCTGGTGCTCGACAGCGATCCGCGGCGGGTGACCAAGACCGGCAGCGCGCAGACCAGCGATCCGGCGAACGACGACCCGGCCGCCGACGCGGACAATGACCCGGCGCAGGCCGACCAACAGGACTGACCTTCATGGAAACGATGATCGAACTGCCGGCCATGCGCCGGTCGGCGGAGCTTGCGCCCAATACGGCCGACGCCGACAGCCGCACCGTCGAGGTGGTCTGGTCGGCCGGGGCGCGCGTCCGTCGCGCCACATTCTTCGGCGAGCCCTATGACGAGGAACTGAGCCTCGACCCGGCGCATGTGCGGCTCGACCGGCTGAACGCGGGTGCGCCGTTCCTGAAGGTGCATGAGCTCGACACGCTTGACGCGGTGATCGGCTCGGTCGTGCCGGGCTCGGCCCGGATCGAGAACGGCCGCGGCATCGCCTTGGTGCGGATCAGCGAGCGCGCCGACGTCGAGCCGATCTGGCGCGACATCCAGGCCGGGCACATCCGCGCGGTCTCCATCGGATACCAGGTCCACCGCTTCGAGGTCTCTAAACCCGAGGCCGCCCGCGAACTCTGGCGGGCGGTGGACTGGACGCCCTTCGAGGTCTCCGCCGTTGCGGTCGGCGCCGACCCGGCAGCGGGCTTCCGCGCCCAGCATCCCCTTCACGACTGCGTCCTTCACCGCCGGGACGCCCCCACACCGCAAGGAGCATTCCCGATGACGGACAAGACCCAGACCCCGGCGAGCGACGCCGCAACCCCCGCCACCACCCAGCCGACCGCGCCGGTCGAAACCGAGGACACCCCCATGACCGAGCCGAAAGCGACTGCGCCCAACCCGAAGGTCGCCGCCAGCGAGACGCGCAGCCAGCCGAAGACGCAGGCAACGCCCGCGCCCGACACCGACGCCGTCGCGACCCGCGCCCGCGAGGCCGAGCGCGACCGCGTCTCTACCATCTACGATCTGGCCGGGCGGCTGAACCTCGAGCGCGGCTTCGCCGAGGATCTGGTGAAACGCGGCGTCAGCGTCGACGAGTCCCGCCGCCTGATCCTCGATCAGGTCGCGGCGAAGTCCGACGAAACCCGGACCTTCCCCCATGTCTCGGTCCCCCTCGGCGGCCGGGACGAGCGCATCACCCGGCGCGACGCGGTGGCCAACGCGCTCTTGCATCGCTACAGCCCGACGCTGTTCCAGCTGGAGGACGCCGCGCGCCAGTATCGCGGCATGACCCTGCTGGAACTGGCCCGCGAAAGCCTCGGCAATGCCGGGGTGAACACGCGGGGCCTGTCGCGCGACGAGGTGGCGACGCGCGCGCTGCATTCGACCTCGGACTTCCCCGAGATCCTGTCGGCGGTCACCAACAAGACCCTGCGGCAGGCCTACGAGGCCTATCCGCGCACCTTCATGCTGTTTTGCCGCCAGGTGCTCGCCACCGACTTCAAGGCGATGCACCGGGTCCAGCTTGGCGAGGCCCCGCAGCTTCTGGAGGTCGGCGAAAGCGGCGAGTTCAAGCGCGGCACGCTGGGGGAGAGCAAGGAGAGCTACAAGGTCAAGACCTATGGCCGGGTGGTCGCGATCACGCGCCAGACGCTGATCAACGACGATCTCGACGCCTTCACCCGGATCCCCGCGATGTACGGCAACTCCATCGCCCAGCTGGAGTCGGACGTGGTCTGGGGCATCATCACCGCCAACCCGGCGATGGCCGACGGCAACGCTCTGTTCCACACCACGCACAAGAACCTCGCGGGCACCGGCGCGGCGCTCGATGTCAGCAGTGTCGGCGCGGCCCGCGCCGCCATGGCCAAGCAGACCGGCCTCGACAAGAAGACGGTGCTGAACGTCCGGCCCGCCTTCCTGATCGTGCCCGCCTCGCTGGAGTTGAAGGCCGAGCAGCTGGTCGCGCAGAACCTCGTGCCCGCCGCGACGTCCAGCGTGGTGCCGCAATCGATCCGCACCCTCGCGCCGATCAGCGAGCCGCGCCTCGACGCCGCCAGCGAGACCGCCTGGTATCTGGCGGCCAGCCCGAACCAGATCGACACCATCGAGTACGCCTATCTCGAGGGCCAGCAGGGCGCCTACATCGAGACCCGCAACGGCTTCGACGTCGACGGCGTCGAGATCAAGTGCCGTCTCGACTTCGGCGCCAAGGCCATCGACTGGCGCGGTCTCTACAAGAACCCGGGCGCGTAATCCGCACCCCATGCTGAACCCTGACACACGGGCGGTCCTGACGGGCCGCCCGTCGTCTTTCCACGAGGATCACCCCCATGAAAAACTACGTCCAGCCCGGCAACACCATCACCCTGACAGCGCCCTATGCCATCGCCTCCGGCGATGGCCTGCTCGTCGGCTCCATCTTCGGCATCGCCGCAGGCGCCGCCGCTCTCGGCGATCCCGTCGAGACCGCACTCGTCGGCGTCTTCGACATCACCAAGGTCGGCTCGCAGGCCTGGACCGTCGGCGCCAAGGTCTACTGGGACGACACCAACAAGCGCTGCACGACGGTTGCTACCGACAACACCCTCATCGGCGTGGCCGTCGAGGCGGTGGCGAGCGGCGCGGGCGATACAATCGGCCGGGTCCGCCTGAACGCGACGTTCTGATGAGCGCCTTTGCCGCCGCCGTCGGTGCGCTCTTCGCCGATCCGAACATCGGCCGGGACGCGGTCTACATCGCCGATGGCGGCGCGCCGGTTCTGGTGCGCGTCGTCGCCCGGCGCGCGGATGTCATCTCCGACTTCGGCGACGCGCGACTCTGGTCCGAGACCACGCGGATCGACCTGCGCGTCACCGAGGTGGCGACCCCGCGTCCCGGCGACCGGATCGAGATCGACGGCGATGCCTTCCTCATCCAGGGCGAGCCCGTCCGCGACCGCGAGCGGCTGGTCTGGACCGTGGATCTGAGGCCTGTGTGAAACTGAAGCTCGACATCGATCCCGACATCGTCGCGATGATGGCGGCCGAGATCGCGGCGGGCGAACGCGCCGTGACGGCCGCCATGCGCGAGGCCGGGACCGGGCTGAAGTCGGCCTGGCGGTTGCAGATCACCGGCGCGGGGCTCGGCCCCCGGCTGGCCAACTCGATCCGGAGCCAGAACTTCCCGAGATCGGGCGAAAGCCTCGATGCCGCGGCGCTGGTCTGGTCGAAGGCTCCGGTGATCGTCGGCGCGCATGACTCGGGGCCGCTGATCCGCTCCAAAGACGGGTTCTGGCTGGCGATCCCGCTACCCGCCGCCGGCAAGTCCCTCCGCGGTGGCAGGATCACGCCCGGTGAATGGGAACGGCGACGCGGTCTGCGCCTGCGCTTCGTCTATCGCCGGATGGGCCCCAGCCTGCTGGTAGCGGAGGGACGGCTGAACACCAAGGGTCAGGCGGTGGTGTCGCGCTCGAAGACCGGGCGCGGCAAGGTCACCGCGCCGATCTTCCTGCTGGTGCCGCAGGTCAAGTTGCCGAAGCGGCTGGACCTTGCGCGGGATGCAGACCGGGCGTTGGATGGTGTGCCAGGGCTGATCGTGGCGAACTGGGTGGAGGGGCGCTGACAGGAGCAACGTTCCGAACATCATGTGTGGGTTTGGCGAGTTCGGTCTTGCAGAGTCTTATGCAAGGCCTTCTAATTCTGTGGAAATACTAGGAACCCACTCGCGAGGGTGCGGGCTTCGGGCTTGGTAAAAGAATTGCGGGGCGCACGTTGAGCAAAGCCAAGGTGAGATCAATGCAGCGTGGAGCGCAAAAGCGCTCCAGTGAACCGCCCATTCAAATGCAGGATATTTACAAGAAGCATCCACCGAAGATTGCCAGCGCCGACAAGCCGCATCTGGATTTCCTGAAGTATGGAAAGCCAGAGCAGGTATTGCAAATAAGAACAGTGATTGAGGCGGCCAAGAAGAACGGTATCGGTACGGCATCTGAAATCAGTCGCCTCCTAAACAAGCTCCTGATCAAAACAGCTATAGGTGAGAAATGGACTCCCAGACTTGTGTGGTTTGCAGCGGCGGCGGTCAGGGCCCACAGCAGTGAAAACCGATCCCGTTTCTCTGGTGGAGGTGTTGGAGAACGTTCGCGTGCTGAAACAAAGTTTCACGACATGGTTAATCGGGTTGTGAAGTCACGCCTAGAAGAGATCCGAACTGAATTCGAGGAATCCAAACCAAAGTTGGGCGATGCGTCGCCAGAATTAATGGAACTCAAGAGGCGTCTTGAAGAAGGCTCCGATTAACTGGATTTCAAATGCCAACCCTGCGCGAAACCATCCTCGCCGCGCTGCATGCGCGGCTCTCGGCGCTGCCCGCCACCGCCCTGCGCGGCGAGGTGCTGCCCGAGCGCATGCCAGCCGAGGGCCTGCTGATCCTGCGCGATGGCGAGCCGGGCGAGCCAGAGGTCACGCTCTCGCCGCTCGCCTACCACTACCAGCACCGAGCCGAGATCGAAGCCGTCGTGCAAGGCGCCGACCGTGACGCTGCCTTCGACACGCTGACCGCCAGCATCGGCACGGCGCTCGCCGCCGACCGCACACTGGGCGGGCTCTGCGACTGGGTCGAGGCCGAAGCCCCGCGCCCGGTCGATCTGCCTGTCGAGGGCGCGGCCAGCCTGAAGGCCGCCGTGATCCCGGTGCTGCTGCACTATTCCACGGCCGATCCGCTCGGCTGATCCCCACAACTTGAGGAGAACACCATGGCACGTGCCCAGGGGGCGCGGGCGCTGATGGCGCTTGCGTTCGAGACGACCTATGGAACGCCGCCCGCGAGCGGCTTCACCCGCATGCCCTTCGCCAGCACGTCGCTCGGCGCGGTGCAGCCGCTCCTCAACTCCGAGCTTCTCGGCTACGGACGCGACCCGCTGGCGCCGATCAAGGACGCGGTGACCGCCGACGGCGACGTCGTGGTGCCGCTCGATGCCGAGGCGTTCGGCTTCTGGCTGAAGGCGGCGTTCGGGACACCCACGACCACGGGCGCGGAAGCTCCCTACACCCACGAGTTCCAGTCTGGATCCTGGACGCTGCCCAGCATGTCGATCGAGACCGGTATGCCCGAGGTACCGCGCTATGCGATGTATTCCGGCTGCGTGCTCGACCAGATCACCTGGCAGATGCAGCGCTCAGGGCTCCTGACCGCGACGGCGCGGCTGGTGGCGCAGGGCGAGACGGTGGGCACCACCACCAGCGCCGGAACGCCCGCCGCGCTGGAGCTGAAGCGCTTCGGCCATTTCAACGGGGCGATCACCCGCAACGGCACCGCCCTCGGCAACGTGGTCTCGGCCGAGATCACCTATGCCAACAACCTCGACAGGATCGAGACCATCCGCTCGGACGGGCGCATTGACGGTGCGGACCCGTCCATCGCGGCGCTCACGGGGCGGATCGAGGTGCGCTTCGCCGACCAGACGCTGGTGACGCAGGCCATCAACGGCGAGGCCTGCGAGATGGAATTCGCCTACGTCCTGCCGTCGGGCGAGAGCTTCACCTTCACCGTGCACACCGTCTACCTGCCGCGCCCGCGCATCGAGATTTCCGGGCCGCAGGGCGTGCAGGCGACCTTCGACTGGCAGGCCGCCCGCGACAGCGTGGTCGGCCGGATGTGCACCGCCACCCTGATCAACGACATTGAGGTGTATTGAGGATGCTCACGCTCGATCTGACGAACGCGCCGCGCTGGCATGACCTCGCGCCCGGCGTCCGTGTGCAGCTGCGCCCGCTGACCACCGCCCTGATGGTGGCCACCCGCAGCGATCCCGCCGTCGAGGCAGTTCCGGAGGAGGCCAGTGACGAGGAACGCGCCGTCGCCTTCGCCAAGGCGCTCGCGCGGCGGGCGGTGCTCGCCTGGGAGGGCATCGGCGATGCGGACGGCAAGCCGATCGACCCGAGCCCCGAGGCCATCGACGCACTGCTCGACGTCTGGCCGATCTTCGAGGCGCTCCAGCTGACCTACGTCTCGAAAGGCCTGCTGCTGGAGCAGGAAAAAAACGTCTCCGCGCTCTCGCCGAATGGTCCTTCGGCGGGGGCGAGCGATACTGCCAAGCCTGCGCGCAAACCTGCCAGGACTGCCCGGCGCGGCTGAACCGTCCGGAAACGCTGGAGGGTTGGCAGGTCTGGGACCTGGTCGGCCGCCTCGGAGGCCAGCTGCGTGTCCTGCCCGGCGCCGTGATCGGCTGGGACTTGTCGGCGGCGCTGGCGCTCGGTGACGCGCTCGGCGTGCCGCCGCTCGCCATGGCCGAACTGCTGCCCGTCATCGAAGCGGTGATGGTCCGGAAGCTGAACGAGGAGCTGAGCGCGAATGGTGGCCCGGGGGTCAGGCCCTGATCTTCTCGATCAGCGTGACGCCGGGCAGTCCCTCGAAATGTGCGTCGCAGGTCAGGAGCATCGCGCCCTGTGCGCGGGCGGTTGCGAAGATGATCGCGTCGGCGGTCGCAAGCTTGTGCTCGCGGCACGACTCCGCCGCCGCCAGCGCGATCTCGGTGTCGAGCGGCACCACATGGCAGACCTGCGTGAAGGCGATGACCTGATCCGCCTTGTCCTCGCCGACCTCGCGCGTCAGCCATTTCGCCAGCTCGAGCTGGACCATTGTCGGGACCAGCCATTCGCCCTGTTCGGGCAGATGTTCGGACAGCTTCTCGCCGGTCGGCGAGCCGATGAGCCACTCGATCCACGCCGACGTGTCGACGAGGATCATCAGAACCGATCCGTCCGGTCGCGATAATCGGTGGCGGACGCGCCGCGCGCGAGCCCCTTCAGCGCCTCCCGCTTGGGCACCGGCACAAGCAGGACGCCCGTGCCTTTCGGGATGAAGGCAAAGGTCAGCCCGGCCTCCCAGTGCTGGGCGGCCCGGATCGCCTTGGGAATCGAGATCTGGAACTTCGAGGACAGGGTCGCGGTCTCGGCCATGGTCATACCTTCACTTGATCGATGGCATAAACGTAAGACGCCCATGCGGCGAAAGCAAGGAGTCTGACCGATGGCCGAGAAACGCGTCAGCGTCCGCCTCGCGGCCGTGGGCGGACGGCAGGTGCGCGCCGAGCTGGAAGGCGTGGGCGAAGCCGGGTCGCGGGGCTTCGGACGGCTGAGCCGGGAGATGGAAGCGGCGAACGCCCGGCTCGCGGCGTTCTCGCGGCGGGTGCGGGTCGCGGCGGCCGCCGCCGTGGCAGCCGCTGCCGCCGCTGGTGTGGCGATGATCCGCTCCGGGCTACAGACGGTCGATGCACAGGCGAAGCTCGCGCAGTCGCTGGGCACCACCGTCGCCTCGATCCAGACGCTGGAGCGCGCGGGCGAACTGGCGGGCGTCGCCATGTCCGGCATCGAGCAGGCGACGAAGGACCTGACGCGCCGTCTCAGTCAGGCGGCCGCCGGGACCGGCCCTGCTGCCGATGCGCTGGACCGGCTGGGGCTCTCGGCCAACGAGCTGATCGCGCTGCCGCTGGATCAGCGCGTCGGCGCCATCAACGCAGCGATCGAGAGCTTCGTGCCTGCCGCCGAGCGCGCGGCCGTCGCGGGGCAGCTCTTCGGCGAGGAAGGCTCGATCGCCATGTCGCGGATCGACACCGCGACGCTGCGCCAGGCGACGGAGGACGTGCTTGCCTTCGGGGTCGTCGTCTCGGAGCAGGATGCCGACCAGATCGAGCGGACCAACGATGCGATCTCCCGGCTGGGGCTGATCTGGCGCGGCCTCTCGAACCAGCTGGCGGTTGCCGCAGCGCCCGCGCTTGAAGCCGTTGCCGACGCCATGGCGGCAGTCGCCAGCCGCACGGGGCCGCTCGGCATCGCGATCCGCGGTCTCTTCGACAACATCGGCCGCCTGACGACCTACGCTGCCACCTTCGCCGCCTTCCTCGCGGGACGCTGGGTCGCCGGCATGGCTGCCGCGGCGCTCTCCGTCCGGGGTCTTGCCACGGCGCTGGTCGTCCTGCGCGGCGCGCTGATCCGCACCGGCATCGGTGCCCTGATCGTCGGCGCGGGCGAGCTCGTCTACCAGTTCACCCGCCTGGTCTCTGGCGCGGGTGGGTCTGGCGAGGCGATGTCGCTGCTGAAGGACCTCGCGGTCGAGGTCTGGGAGCGGATCAGGATGGGCGCCGCTGCAGCGGGTGCGGCCGCCACGGCGATGTTCTTCGACCTCAAGGCCGACGCCGCATCGGGCATGCAGAGCGCCATAGCGAGCGTCGTCAGTTTCGGGAACACCGCCGCGAACACCTTTGAGGGCGCCTTTGAGGCGATCAAGGCGATCTGGGGTCTGCTGCCCGCCGCCATCGGCGATCTCGCGTTCCAGGCGGCCAACAGCCTGGTCGACGGGGTCGAGGCGATGCTGAACGGCGTGGTCGCGCGCATCAACGGCTTCATCGGCGGCATCAACCAGGGGCTGGAAGCGCTCGGGTCTGAGCGCCGCATCTCGCTGGTAGCCGACCTCGACCTCGGCGAGATCGAGAACCGCTTCGAGGGCGCGGCGACCGCCGCGACCACCGCAGCTCAGACGGCCTTCGACCGGGCCTTCGAGGACAATCCGCTCACCGCGCCCGATCTCGGCCTGACCGAGGCGGCGAACCGCGCGCTCGAGTCCGCGAACCTCTATCGCGGGGCCGCGCGCGATCTGGCCGAGGGGGCACGTGCGCCCCTCGAAAGTTGGCAGGCGCTCCGCGACGCGGTGCGCGGCACCGACGAGGCCAGTGCCTATGCGCTGACCGAGGCCGCCGGCGCGGCCGACCGGCTGGAGACGGCGCTTGGCGATGCTGGGCGCGCCGCCACGGGTGCCGGCGCAGCGGCCGGTACTGCCGCCGCTGCGGCAGAGCCCGCGGCCGAAGCAGCTGTCACCGGCTGGCAGGCCGTCACCGCCGCGCTGTCCGACTACGCCAGCAAGGCGCGCGAGATCGGTGGCGATATCGGCCAGAGCCTCGTCGGCGCCTTCCAGTCGGCCGAGAACGCCGTGGGCCAGTTCGTGAAGACCGGCAAGCTGAACTTCCGCGACCTTGTCACCTCGCTGCTCGCCGATCTCGCCCAGCTGGCGGCGCGGCGGTTCATCCTCGGGCCGATCGCCAATGCGCTCTCCGGCGTCTTCTCCGGCGCGGGCGGGATCTTCGCCAACGTCCTGCATGCGGGCGGGATGGTGGGGTCTGCGGGGCCCTCGCGCATGGTCCCGGCCATGGCCTTCGCTGCCGCGCCACGAATGCACTCAGGCGGCATGGCCGGCCTCCGCCATGACGAGGTGCCCGCGATCCTGCAGCGCGGCGAGCGGGTGCTGTCGCGCCGCGAGGCCCAGAGCTACGGCGCGGGTGGCGGGGTCAACGTCACGATCATGGCGCGCGACGCCGAAAGCTTCCGGCAGTCGCGCACGCAGGTCGCGGCCGACATCGCCCGCGCGGTGTCGCTCGGGCGGAGAGGCATGTGATGGCGTTCCACGAGATCCGGTTTCCCGACAACATCAGTCGCGGCGCGCGCGGCGGGCCGGAACGACGTACGCAGATCGTCGAGCTCGCCTCGGGCGACGAGGAGCGCAACGCAAGCTGGGCCAACTCGCGCCGCCGCTACGATGTCGCCTACGGCATCCGCCGCGCGGACGATCTGGCGGCGGTCGTCGCCTTCTTCGAGGCGCGCAACGGTCGGCTGCACGGCTTCCGCTTCAAGGACTGGGGCGACCACAAGTCCTGTCTGCCGTCGGGCACGGCATCGCCCACCGACCAGGCGATCGGCACCGGCGACGGCGCGACGGCCGCCTTCCAGCTGGTGAAGCGCTACGCCTCCGGTGCGCAATCCTGGTGGCGCGCCATCGCCAAGCCTGTGGCGGGCAGTGTGCGCATCGCGCTCGCCGGGGTCGAGCAGCCCTCCGGCTGGTCCGTCGACACCACCACTGGCGTCGTCACCTTCAGCGTCGCGCCGGGCGCTGGCGTCGCGATCACCGCGGGCTTCGAATTCGACGTGCCCGTCCGTTTCGACACCGACGTGCTCGACGTGACGCTCGACCTCGAGCGGCTCGGCTCGATCACCTCCATCCCGCTTCTGGAGATCCGGCGATGAACGACACCGGCAGCTTCGTTGCGGCCGTGCTGCGCGAACTTGCGGCCTCGACCGCCGTGATCCTCGCCGCCTGGGGCGCACTCGGCGGCGCCACGAACGCACTGACCACGAAGATGCGGCTGCGCGATGCGCTGCGCCACATCCTGCTCGGCGGGCTGATCGCGGCCGGGATGGGCAGCCTCTCCATGGCCGTGATCACCGCCTGGCTCAGCCTGCCGCCCGAGGCGATCCCCGCAGGCGGGGCGGCGGGCTCGGCCGCCTATCTCGTCGGGGTCTTCGGCCCGGCCTTCATCGAGATGCTGCTCGCCCGCCTGCGCCGCGCCAACGAAGGCGGCGGCGATGAATGACCTTCTCCGCCTCGCGCGCTCTCTTCGCTGCGACCCTGCCGACCCTCGGCAGGCCTTCGCCCATCGCCTGCGCATCGGTCTCGTCGTCGCGGCCCTGATCCTGATCCTCTCGCTTCTGAGGTAATCCCATGCACATGACCGACCGGGGCCTGCTGGCCCTCGTCCGGCACGAAGGACTCGTGCCCGGGCCCTATCTCGATGTGAAACAGGTCTGGACCTTCGGCATCGGCCACACGGCCGCGGCCGGGCCGCCCGATCCCGCCACAATGCCGCGCGGCATGCCTGCGGACCTCGACGCCGGGATCCGCGAAGCGTTCCGGGTCTTCCGGGCGGACCTGGCTGCTTACGAGGCCGCCGTCCTGCGCGCCGTGAAGGTGCCATTGGCGCCGCACGAGTTCGATGCGCTGGTCAGCTTTCACTACAACACCGGCGGCATCGCTAAGGCCGCACTGACCCGGCACTTCAACGCCGGCAATCGCGTTGCAGCCGCCGACGCGTTTCTCAACTGGCGGCGGCCGGCATCGATCATTCCGCGCCGGGAAGCCGAGCGCGATCTGTTCCGCCACGCCCGCTATCCCGGCGGCACGACCCCTGTCTGGTCCGTGGACCGCACGGGCCGGGTAGACTTCTCGCGGCCAATCCGTCGCCTGACCGAGGACGAGGCTCTGGTCTTGGCTCGCGGGCCGTCGCCGACGCCGCCGGTCCTCGATCCTGCGCCCCACGCGCCGACCGGCTGGCTCGCCCGGCTTGCCGCCTTCTTCTCCACCCTGATCCGGAGGGCCTGACCCATGCGCTACGTTCGCCCCAATTCCATGACCTGGTGGGCGGGACTGCTCGCCATGCTCACCGGCATCGCCTCCCTCGCGCTGCCAGCCACCGGGCCGCTCGGGGAACTGTCCCGGCTCGTCGCGCTGCTCGCCGGCTCTGGCGATGCCTCGCCTGCGGGGCTGATGTTCCTCGGGCTCGGTCTGATCGGCCTGCGCGACCGGATCGAGCGCGGGTTCCGCGGCGATGCTTGAGTTCCTCGCAGGTCTGGTCGTGGGCGGCTGCCTCGGCGTCTTCGTCGTCGCCCTCTGCGTGGCCGCCGCACGCGGGGAGCGGGACGGTGGCTGAGTTCCTGATCTGGCTGGTCGCGGCTCTAGGCGCGGTCGGGGGCGTCGTCCTCGGCCGGGTCTGGGGCCGCGTGGAAGGGGAGCGCGTGGGCAAACGGGAGGCGGAACGCGATGCGATGGAAGACAAGAACAAGCGTGTCGAGAGGGGGCGCGACGCGGTTCGCGATGGCCGCGGCACCGGCGATCCTGCTGACCGGCTGCGCCGCAACGATGGGCGCTGGTGATGCCGGGTGCGCCTCCTATGCCGAGGCGCGGCTCGCCCGGCCGAATCCCAACACTGTCGCCGCCGTGCCCCAGGACTGGGCGAACTGGATCGCCGATCTCGACGACCGCATGACGGGAACCTGCCGATGAAATCCCTCTCGCCCGCGTTGCAGACCCATCTCGACGAGGGCACGACCACGCTTGCCTGGTGCTGGCGGATCGCCCGCGCCGATGGCGTGAGTTTCGGTTTCACCGACCACGACCGGACGCTTAGCTTCGATGGGACCGACTTCGAGCCCGAGAGCGGGCTGACCGCCTCAGAGGTCCGTTCCGGCTCGGACCTGTCGGTCGATGCGCAGGACGCCGAGGGCGTGCTGACCTCGGACCGGATCACCGAGACCGACATCCTCGACGGTCGCTGGGACAACGCCGAGGTCGAGGTCTGGCGCGTGAACTGGGCGGACACCGGCCAGCGCGTCCTGATGCGCCGCGGCGCCATCGGCCAGATCCGGCGCGGGCGGTTGGCCTTCGTCGCCGAGGTGCGCTCGCTCGCCCATGTCCTCGGCCAGACGGTGGGGCGGACGTTTCAGGCGACCTGTGACGCCGCGCTCGGGGACGCGCGCTGCGGCGTAGATCTGGAGGATCCAGCCTTCAAGGGCACGGGCGCGGTGATCGACATTTTGCGCGACCGGGCCTTCACCGCCTCCGGTCTCTCCGGCTTCGAGGCGGGCTGGTTCACTTTCGGCACGCTGGACTGGACGAGCGGCGCGAATGCGGGGCGGCGCACCGAGGTTTTGGGCCATGACGTCACGGATGGCATCGCCGTGCTGACCCTGCTCGAGGCGCCGGTGCGCGCGATCGCCGAGGGAGACGGCTTCACCATCCGCGCGGGCTGCGACAAGCGCATGGAGACCTGCGGGGCCAAGTTCGCGAACACCGCCAACTTCCGCGGCTTCCCGCACATCCCCGGCCAGGACGCCGTTCTCCGCTATGCCACCAAAGATGGCGGCCACGAGGGCGGCGTGCTGTGACGCAACCCCTCGCATTGGCCAACCCAGCGCGCGTCATTGCCATCGCGCGGGCCTGGCTCGGCACGCCGTACCACGATCAGGCCAGCCTTCGGGGCGTCGGCAGCGATTGCCTTGGCCTCGCGCGCGGCGTCTGGCGCGAGGTCGTCGGCCCTGAACCCTTCCCGATCCCGCCCTACAGCCGCGACTGGGGGGAGACGGGCCCGCGCGAGGTGCTGGCCGAGGGCGCCCGGGCCATGATGATCGAGGTGCCGACTTCCCAGGCCGGGCCCGGCGCGCTGGTCCTCTTCCGCGTGAAGCCACGCGCCATCGCCAAGCATGTCGGGATCCTCACCGGTCCCGACAGCTTCCTCCACGCCTATGAGCGGCTCGGCGTGATCGAGGAGGCGCTCACCCCATCCTGGCGGCGGCGCATCGCCTTCGCTTTCCTGTTCCCGCAACACTGAGTTCCGACCATGGCCACCCTCGTTCTCGGCGCGGCCGGCGCCGCCATTGGCGGCAGCATCGGCGGCGCGATCCTCGGCGTCAGCGCCGCGACCATCGGCGGCTTCATCGGCTCCACCATCGGCTCGGTCGTCGACAGCTGGATCATCTCGTCGCTGGCGCCCACCCAGCGCATCGAGGGCGCGCGGCTCGACACGCTGCGCATCACCTCTGCCACCGAGGGCGCGGTGATCCCGCGGCTCTACGGCCGGATGCGGATGGGCGGCAACATCATCTGGGCGACGGATTTCCGCGAGGAGACCAAGACCACCACGCAGGGCGGCGGCAAGGGCGGCGGGGGCGGCAAGGTCAAGACGACCGAGTATCTCTACTATGCCTCCTTCGCCGTGGCGCTCTGCGAGGGGCCGATCACCGGCATCGGGCGCATCTGGGCCGACGGCAAGCCGATGGACCTCTCCGGCGTCAACTGGCGCTGGTATCCGGGCGACGAGTCGCAGACCGCCGACCCGTTCATCGCGGCGAAGATGGGCGCGGCCAGCACGCCCGCCTGTCGCGGCACGGCCTATGTGGTCTTCGAGGAACTGGCGCTCTCGACCTACGGCAACCGCCTGCCGCAACTCTCCTTCGAGGTGTTCCGCCCACTCGCCGATCCCGACACCGCCGAGGGGCTGACCCGCGCCGTCACCATGATCCCGGCCTCGGGCGAGTTCACCTACGCGACGCAGGCGATCCGCAAGACCGATGGCGGCACGACGGTGCCCGAGAACCTGAACGCTCTGGCCGACTCCACCGACATGGTGGAGGCGCTCGACCGGCTGCAGGCCATGGCGCCTGCGGTCGAGAGCGTAAGCCTCGTCGTCGCCTGGTTCGGCGACGATCTGCGCGCGGGTTCCTGCAAGGTGCGGCCGGGCGTCGAGGTCTCGGCCAAATCCACCACGCCCGCCAGTTGGGCGGTGAATGGCGTGAGCCGCGCCGATGCCTTCCTCGTCAGTCGCGACGACCAGGACCGCCCGGTCTATGGCGGCACGCCGTCGGACTTCGCCGTGGTGCAGGCGATCCAGGAGATGAAGGCCCGCGGGCTGCGGGTCACCTTCTACCCGTTCATCCTGATGGATGTGCCGCCCGGCAACACGCTGCCGAACCCCTACAGCGACAACGCTGCGGAGACGGGCCAACCTGCCTTCCCGTGGCGGGGGCGGATCACCTGTTCTCCCGCCGCAGGCTTCGCCGGGACCGTGGACAAGACCGCCACGGCCGCAAGCCAGGTCGCGGCGCTGTTCGGCGCGGCGACGCCTGCGAACTTCAGTGTAGCTGGCCAGTCGGTTTCGTGGACTGGCCCATCCGGCGACTGGGGCCTGCGGCGTATGGTGCTGCACTACGCCCATCTCTGCGCGGCGGCGGGCGGGGTCGACGCCTTCCTGATCGGCACCGAGATGCCGGGGCTGACGACGATCCGCTCGGGCGCGGCCACCTATCCCGCCGTGCAGGCGTATCGGGACCTCCTCGCGGATGTGCGCTCGATCCTCGGGTCCGGCACCAAGATCGGTTACGCCGCCGACTGGTCGGAGTATTTCGGGCACCAGCCGGGCGGTGGTTCGGGGGACGTGTTCTTCCATCTCGACCCGCTCTGGGCCGATCCGGAGATCGATTTCGTCGGCATCGACAACTACATGCCGCTCTCCGACTGGCGCGACGGTTTCGAGCATCTCGACGCGGCCGAGGGCTGGCCCGCGATCTACGACAGGGCATACCTGCAGGGGAACATCGCGGGCGGCGAAGGCTTCGACTGGTTCTATGCCAGCGCGGCGGATCGCACCGCGCAGGTCCGGACCGCGATTACAGACGGCGCGGCGGCCAAGCCGTGGGTCTTCCGCTACAAGGACCTGCGCGCCTGGTGGTCGAACCCGCATTACGACCGCCCGGGTGGGGTGGAGAGCGGGACGCCGACGGCGTGGGTGCCGCAGTCGAAGCCGATCTGGTTCACCGAGTTGGGCTGCCCGGCCATCGACCGGGGCACCAACCAGCCCAACGTATTCTTCGACCCGAAGTCGTCCGAGAGCTTCACGCCGCATTTCTCGCGGGGCTGGCGCGACGACGCGATCCAGCGCGCCTATCTCGAGGCGACGTATCTCTGGTGGGGCGACGCGGCGAACAACCCGCTGTCCTCGGTCTACGGCGGGCCGATGGTGCATGTGCCCGAATGCGCCGCCTGGACCTGGGACGCGCGGCCCTATCCCTTCTTCCCGGCGCTGACCGACGTCTGGACGGACGGGGCGAACTGGCGGCTCGGCCACTGGCTGACGGGGCGGCTCGGCGCGGTGTCGCTTGCGGCGCTGGTCCGGCACCTCTGCCTGCGGGCCGGGATGCCCGAGTCGAGGATCGACGTCTCCGGCCTCTGGGGCGCGGTCGAGGGCTACGCCATCACCGCGCTGGAAAGCCCGCGCGCCTCGATCACCACGCTGTCGCGGCATTTCGGCTTCGACGCGGTGGAAACCGAGGGCGTGATCCGCTTCGTCATGCGCGGCCGGTCCTCTGTCGCGACCCTTGCGCCCGACGATCTGGTCGCCGGTCGTGAAGGGGACATTCTCGAGCTCACGCGCGGTCAGGAGACGGAACTGCCGCAGGCGCTGAAGTGGCAGGTCGCCCGTGCCGACGAGGATTACGACGCGGCCCTCGTCGAGGCGCGGCGCATCACCGTGGACACGACGCGCATCGCGTCCGAGTCCTTCCCGATGGCGGTGCCGCCAGAAGAGGCAGAGCGCCGCTGCCGCCGCGCGCTGATGGAGGCGTGGCTGGGGCGCGAGACCGCGGCGTTTCGATTGCCGCCCTCGCGCCTCGCCCTTGATCCGGCTGACGCGATCCGGCTCTCCCATGACGGGCGGCTGGCCGATCTGCGGCTCGTCTCCATCGCCGACGCCGAGGCGCGCGGCATCGAGGCGGTCCGCCAGGACCGAACGACCTACGACCTGCCGCCCGGCGATCCCCGCGCCGCGTCATTGACGCGGGCCGTGGTGTTCGGTGCGCCGGATGCGGTGCTGATGGACCTGCCGCAGCTTACCGAGGACCAGCCCGCGCATCGGCCGCTGGTCGCCGCGCACGCGGTTCCCTGGCCCGGCGAGATGGCGGTGTTCCGCAGCCCCTCGACCGATGGCTTCGAGCTGCTGACGACATTCGGCAGCCGCGCCCGGATCGGGACTCTGGTCTCGGACTTCTACGCTGGGCCCACATCGCGCTTCGACCTCGGCAATGCGCTGGTGGTCGATCTGCTGACCGGCACGCTGGAGAGCGTCACGGACCTGACGCTGTTCGGCGGGGCGAACGCGCTGGCCATCGAGAGCGCGCCCGGCGTCTGGGAGATCTTGCAGGCGGGCGCGGCGGAGCTGCTCGCGCCCGGCCGGTATCAGCTCACCCGGCTCTTGCGTGGCCAGCGGGGTACCGAAAGTGCGATGGGCAACCCGGCGCCCGCTGGCGCGCGGGTGGTCGTGCTCGACGACAGCCTCGCCTCGCTGCCCATCGCCGAGGCCGATCTCGGCATCCCGTGGAACTGGCGCATCGGCCCGGCGAGCCGCCCGGTCAGCGACGAGACCTATGTGGCGCAGGCCTTCACGCCCGAGGGCGTCGGACTGCGACCCTTCTCTGTCGCCCATGTCCAGCAGCCATGGCGCACGCCGCGCACCCCCGGCGATCTCACCATCCGCTGGACGCGCCGGTCCCGCGCACTTTCCGCCGACAGCTGGGGCGCTGTTGAGGTGCCGCTGGCCGAGGAACTGGAAGCCTACGAGGTCGAAATCCTCGACGGTGCAACGGTAAAGCGGCTGCTGAGCACCGCCACCCCCAGCGCCGTCTACACCGCCGCCCAGCAGACCGCCGACTGGGGCGCGCCGCTCGGGCCCGGCGACACGCTCGATATCCGCATCTCCCAGCTCTCCGCCCTTGTCGGGCGGGGCGCGCCCAAGACCGTCACGCTCCTGTTCTGAAGGCGATCCCATGTCCGACGCCACGACCCACCTCCTGTTGCCCTACATCCTCGCGGCGCAGGCCCAGAAGCACGTCACCCACAACGAGGCGCTGCGGATCCTCGACGGGCTCGTCCAGCTTTCCGTGCTCGACCGCGATCTGACAGCGCCGCCCGCCAGCCCCACTGATGGCGACCGTTACATCGTCGGCTCCGGTGCTACCGGCGACTGGACGGGCTGGGACCTGAACGTGGCGCTCTGGACGGACGGCGCCTGGCTGCGCCTGCCGCCCCGGACCGGCTGGCGGGCTTGGGTCGAGGACGAGAGCCTGCTGCTGGTCTACGATGGCGCGGGCTGGGTCGGAACCACACCGGCCGCGCTGCAGAACATCGCGCTGCTCGGCGTCGGCACCACGGCCGACGCCTCGAACCCGTTCTCGGCCAAGCTCAACGCCGCGCTCTGGACGGCGAAGACCGTGGCCGAGGGCGGGACCGGCGATCTGTTCTACACCATGAACAAGGAGGCGGCCGGCGACGATCTCGGGCTGACGCTGCAGACCGGTTTCGTGACCAAGGCGCTGGTCGGCCTCTTCGGCTCGGACCGCTTCCGCCTCGCGGTCTCGGCCGACGGCAGCACCTTCTTCGATGGGCTGAGCGTCGACAACGCCAACGGCATCGTCGATCAGCCCCGGCTGCCGCGGTTCAAGGCTTACACGAACTACGACAATTACGTCGGGGTCGGGACGTGGACGAAGATCGGGCTGAACAACACCGACTACAACGACCAGGGGGCCTTCGACGCCGCGAACAACCACTTCGTGGCGCCGGTCGACGGCACCTACCTCTTCGGCGCGACGCTCATGTACAAGGTCAATGCCAGCACCACCGCCCGCATGCGGGGGCGGCTCGTCCTGAACGGCGCGACGGAAATCCGCGGCTCCCTCGGGGAGATCTCCGCCACCCATGTCTCGCTGGCCACCGCCATCTGGCTGCAGACGATGGTCCCGCTGACTGCGGGCGATACCGTCGAACTGCAGGGGTATTTCCGGGTCGCGGACGGCTACTTCGCGGCCGATCACACGTCCTTCTGGGGCTGCAAGACCGGCTAA